AAGCCCATTCTCCCCAACCATTCAGCTTACGAGGGTCAAACTCCTCAACATCTCCGCTGCGTTTTACAATATGTTCAATCAATTCACTTCATCCCTTTAAAATATTTAATAACTTCTTTAATCAACTTATAACCTTTACTTAATCAATGTGAACGCTGGCTAAGTTTACGAATTTCTGACAGATAGCTGTGATCTTTACGAGCCAACATTTTAGCCTCTTCACTAGCTAAACCACTTTCCAACCAAGAATCATCCAATCTTTCATAACCTGTGTAACGCTTACCTTCTACAATTTTTCCTGTACGAGTTCTATGTTTACATTCCATCACCTCGTAAAAGGAATCACTCTCATTATACCAACGATCTTTATCAAAACCAATTTGGTATAACACCTCTTCTAAACCTAATGCCTCTATGCACAGTTGAATATCCTCATCTGCCAAGTCATATTCACTGATAAAAATAGGAGGGCTTCCTGTCCGATCATTTCCTTTTGGGATACTTGTCATATTAATTTCCTTATTTTTCATCTACAATCACAGAATCATAATCTACATCACTACCGCGCTCTTTTTCGGTTTTTGCCTTAAAGATGCTAAAAGCTTCGTCTTCGCTTTCGGCCTCTACAACCTCGTAAACAATTTCGTAAACAGGTACAGTGATACAACCGCTAATAATCCATTTTTTCATTACAACCTCCTTCTTAGTAAGTTTCTAAAACAACTTCTTTAAAGTTGTAAGGCTTCATTGTCTTCCCATCAGCTATGCGTACAATTGAATACCAATCTTTACCATCAATCGTTGTAGTACGAATCATACAACCTTCTGCTAAATTAGCTTTCCAATCTTCCATTGTTTCTTTATCGTCAGTATATTTCTGATCGTTGTTAGCTAAGATAAGTTCACAAGCAATGTAGATTCTCTTAGGGTTAAATAAGTTTACACCTTGACTAGCAATAACAGCAGGACTCAACAACTGAGGAACAATTTGAAGAATTAACAAGTCATCTTCTGAGAACGACAGAGAAGCTTCTGTAATATCTTCATCAGTAAACTTATCTAAGGCTTCATAATAGTGGTCTAACATAACCTTAACGAATTGAATATCAACTAATGCGTCCATTCGTTCAGTAGTGTTCTTATCCAGATATGCTACCAAACCTTCTGTCATTTCTTCTAACAAGCGAGAACTTTGATTAATAATTAGTTGCATAAGTTGAACACAAGTAATATCTTCTGAAAGACCTTTACCTACTCGTTCATTCCAATTTAAAACACTCTGTTTAAACTCCCCATCTAAATATGCTTGAAGCATCTCGTTAGTGTACACACCTTTCACACCTGTAACTTTCTTAGTTTGTTTAGACACTGACTCTTTCTCCTTACTACTCATTTACATCTGATAATGTAATAATACAGGGATTAATATTATTTGCAACATTAATTTGAATTATTACATTTCGTTTGTTCGTTATTTAACCTTTATTAAACCTTTAATCTTCTATAACAAAAGCTCTTGTTCCGTGAAACAGTTCTTCATCTTTACTAAAACTATCACAGTCCCATTCGCCACAATCTTCTGCAAACCTAATTGCATCTTCTTCACTTTCGGCTTCTACAAATTGATATTGAATTTGTAACCTTTCAACCATATACTTTGCCATAAATATCTCCTAGATAACACGTACTAACTTGTTTCCAATGCCCTGTTTTGTATTACTACGCAGAACAGCTTGACAAGAGTTACAACGATACACTTGGTATTTACGTTGAGGTGTATAGGCAAATTTGTCACTTAGCACAGAAACATCTTCACTACCACAATGAGTACATACAGCATCGTGATCATCGTTGTACAAGGCAATATTTACACCATTGTTGTCCCACCCTTTCAATCGCTTGTGAATCTCTCGTAATGTAATAATGTCACCTTCGTTGTAATATCGCATAGTCTCTAAAGCTTCAGGACAACCTCGGTCACAATCAATCCAAGTTTGAATACCACCAGAATCTTGTTTTAGCTCTACACCAAGAAACTTAGCTAAATACTCAAGAGACTTAAATGGAAGATTAAAATTCTTCTCAAGAGACTTAAATGGAAGATTAAAATTCTTCTTAGCAATCTCTAGCGTATCAATAATCTTGTAGCTACTTGGCTTAGGCAATCCGTACTTTAAGAAATACCCGTTAACTTTCTTAATATCAAATCGCTTACCATTGTGAGCAACTACAACATCACAATTATCTAGCAAGCTCCAACATTCATACACAATACGCTCGTCATCTTGCCTTAGAACCTCTTCTGGTGTTAATACACTACTAAACACCTCACCATCATTCCAAGCCCAAGCATGACTTAACATGTGAGATTCTTGAATCTGTTGTTTAACACTCAAATTCTGTTTCCATTGACCCCAGTGGTATGACTTAGCTAGAGTAGTCTCAATGTCATAGTAAAGGACTTTAACACCTTTGTCCATCAAATTCATTGTGTTCGACTTAGTAGTTTGTTGTTCTGGTACACCTTCTTGTCTACGTTTCAGGAAGTCCTGCATCGTTGAACGTGGGATTTCTAATTGTTTACAAGCTGCTCGTTGAGAATACCCATCGTTGATCAGCTCTAAGTAATCCGTCAAGTCTTGTTCTGTAATCTTACTCATTAAACATTTTCCTCCAAATCACTTGCTAAAACTACGTAAAAATCTTCACCTTCAAGACGATCAAAAGCTTCTAAAGTCATGTTTAATTCATCGTAGTAGATGTCTTCGTCACCATGTTCATCTAAAGCTTCTTCTAACGTACCTAACGTGTTGTAGAAAGTGTTAACTTCCTCTTTGGGGACTAAATAACGATGACCATCTCCGTCATCATAGATGTGGTACAGTTTTAGTTCACTCACTCTCAATCTCCTTTAACATTAACGTCAATAATAGCTCATTCTGAGCCTTTTGCGTTTTGGGTGGTACTAACACACCCCTTGCTTCCAACTCTTGCTGTAATCGCTTCTCCTTACCGATTAGGATGTGTTTCTTACGTACTTTAGCTTCCTCTAAAGAACAACCCTGTTTCTGAGAGTAACTGATTGTGTCATGGCAATCCTTGGAGACTAACTGCAAATCATCCTCTGTCACTAGAGATATAAGCTCAACAAATTTTTGAATGTCCGAAACATCTTTAAGTGTTGCACTATATTCCCTAATGTGGTCAACAGAAAGTTGTGATTGAACAAAAAGGTTCTTACAAACATTACAACGACCTCCCCATACTTCAGAAATCTTACCTCTTGGGTTTGGGTTAGGGATACGCTCTCTGTTGTTCTTAATAAACTCCAACTTGACAGGATGTTTCATCCAACAGGAGCGTCTTATTCCTCCTCGAAGATATGACATAAATGCAGACTTGGATTTCCAAATGTGGGGATACTTCTCTAAAATAAGATCAAGTTTTTCTTCTACATCACTCGTCATTTGTAAGACCTCTATACAATTCCGATCCGTTAGTGTGCTTTGGCAATTGCTCTACCGTAAGAGTGTGTGTGGTGTGTTCAACACCACGTAAAGGTCGAGGGTCATAAGGAGGAATTTCACGTTTAAGTAGTGTCGATTTTTCCTTAATATCACTAACAGCAATCAAAATGTTAGCAAGACGAAGTTTCTCAACTTCTGTCAATTTACCCACAACCTCTAAAGCTTTGTAAAATTGTTTAGACCACGTATCTTGATGAATGTCTTCCATTATATTAAACCTCTAGTTTTCCAGTCCTTTGCAATTTTTAGGTACAAAAGTCTATCATCAACACCTACGCTACAGTAGTCATAATCACTCCACCCACTTCTTCCGTATAACAAAGGTACACCATTTTCAACAATGAAATCTTCACCTTTGGCTTTAAAAATCTTAATCAGTAGATCATTTTCTTCTTTATAAGTTAAACTATGCATAATCTTCCTCGTAAACTAAACTACCAATATCCAAATTATAGAAGGAGAACAATTCTTCCAACGTTTCACACCAACCGTCTCGCATCTTTGGGAGTAAGTAATACATCTCAAATAACTCCTTCCGATTCAACTCTACAAGCTCTCCTGTAAAACTTGTATAGCTGACATTATCTGGAACTAATCGTTTAGTAACCTCTGCAAACTTATCCAACACTTCAACTTCTGTTTTACATTCATTAAAGTCTTTATAAAAACTCTTACTTGCGTAACGCTTCTTAAAGAACCCTTTAGGAGTAAATCCATCAACTTCATCACCCAATAAAACTTGAAAGATTAACCACTTTAATCCGCTTCCCTTAATACCATATTTAGTTTCCCAAAGCTCTCCTACACCTTTCTTAGATACAATAATATCTTCTTTTGCAGGATCATACACCATCAAGTCATAATCGACATTCTGGTAGATGTCTTTGTCGATAGAGTAAGCAATACAACGAATACCTTGTTTGTTTAAAGTTCTCATGCGATGTGACACAACATCGTCTGCTTCTGAGCCTTTAATTCGTTTAGCCCCTTTGTGTTTAATTAGGTACTCTTTTACAGGGGTTAATAAGAGTGGTCTTGAAACATTAGAACGAGAAGCTTTGTATTCTGTTGGTGTTGGAATATTCAATCTAAAATTATCACTTCCACCGATGTACATTTCATAATGTGTTGCGCCAACAAACTCCATTACCTTTTTCAAACTGTCATTCACAGTCTTTATGCAATATGAGATAGGGTCTGCAACTTGTTTAGGTTCACATGTAAAACTGTCATAATCTAAACTGTTTTCTAAACAATAGTCTTTAAAAGCAGTCTTACTCTTTACATTATATACATCACCGTTAGGATGTACATATTCATACTTAGTCTCACATACAGTAGCACATCTAAAAGCGTGAATATCGCTATCAACAATTAACACCTTATCCTGCTTACTGTATGTCGGAAGCAGAGCATAGACTTCCTCTGCTGTATATTCTTTAGAAATGTCAACTTCACCTTTAGGTTTATAAACTTTAAAAGCCAATATATTTCCTCCTTGAATTAAAAGAGGACACTCCGTTTATGGAGCATCCTCACAATAATCAATCTTCAATATCTTCGTAAGATAAATTCAGTGCTTCACCTAACAGCTCATAAACTTCTGTATCGTAACAATGTACATCATCTAACATACTGTGTGCGTCCGCAGCAGAGCTAAGTAGTGAGATTAATTCAGACTTCTTAACTTTAACAAATTCACTCATAGCGTACTCTCTTAGTCTTTGTTGACATGGTCTTGAACTACTTCTAATAAATCAGCTTCGGCTACAGCATAAGCAATATTGTCTTCAAGCTTCTCTTTTACAATACTATCAACTGTAGTGTTAATAAATGAAGCTGTTTTAAATTTAAATGCTTCCTTAGTTGATTTAATTAATTCCTTATAAGCTTCTTGACGTTGTAACAATTCTTCTTTATCTCGAACTAAACGATCAATTTGTTCTAAGAAGGCTTCACGAATTTCAGGTTTCTGTAAAACTAAATCTAAAGCTTCTAAATCTGTTAGTTTAGATTCATCAGCATCAAAAGCTGAGTTTTGTGTATTCATTTCATTCATAGCTGCGTTTGTCATAATTTGTCTCTCCTAGTTTTAAAGTAAAATAATTTGTTTGTGAGTAGCTGAAAACTCATCTAAAGTAATCTCACAAACATATAAATAGTCTTCCAAGTAGTCAGATGGAACATATTCATCTGTTTCTTTGTGAATATCTTTTTCCACAAAAGATGAACAACTTCCTTCATACATAGGTCGGATTGTATTTCCTTCGTCATCAGAATATGTCCACACTTCTAAATCACCGTAATCGGGATTATCTTTTAATAAATCAACTAAACCTTTTACATAATCTTTAAGTAACATAGTCTTCTCCTATTTATACAAATCGTTCAACAGTAAAACATCCTCTTTACGCTGCTGTTTTAATTCTTCTGCCACTTGTGCAGAAAACTTCCTACTAACATAACGGTAGATATATTCTGTTCTGTGTTTATGACGTTTTTCAATTTGAGTGTAAACTTGTCTAAACAGATGTTCAAGTTCGTCAATGTTAAACCCACCATCACGTAAAGTTTTTAAAACAACACGTTTAATCTCAGCATTACTTATCTGAGCTTCTACCATTTCAGCCATTTAACTCTCCTAAAAGAGAGGACTCCTAAGAATCCTCACATCAGATTAAATAACTAACTATTAACACCAATCGTCATTGTCACTTTCATTTGTAGACTCTCCCACAACAACTTTAGGAGATTCCTTCTTAACCACAGAAGGAGAAGATGTTCCTCCAAAGGATTGAGGTCGAACCTCTAACAACTGCTTCTGTAACTTACTACCTTCAAAGTTAGTAGCCATTTCCATCGTATTCAGTAAATGCTTACGAATTTGCTTCAAAGCTTCAGGATCGTTTTCCTCATCCATCTGAATAAGGAAGGTGTCTACATCCTCAAAAGGTTTGTCCTTGCGTTGGATTGCACCAAGAAATGACATCTTCTCAAAGTAGTATTTCTTATCACCTTTCTCGTTAAACCCAATCTGTACTTTGAATTGTAAAGTTTTACCTAACAACTCATCAATTTGATCCGGTAGGAAAGCTTCTCCTGTATTGATGATCTTAGAAGCTACAGCCATCTTGTGAAGCTGACTCTTCGGGTTTAAAGACCATACTTTTTCATTACGAGGGTCTTTTGCAATGTTTGAAAGTTTCAATGGGAGAAGGTTTTGTACAATCATCTTCTTCAACCCTTGATGGTAGTATTGACCACCGAAGTACAAACGCAAAGGTTTAGGTTCAGATTTCTCACCAAAGAATTGTCCTTTGTCCAGCATTACATCTGGGAAATCAACACAGTATGAAATACATTGACGGTCTTTCTGAGGAACAAATTTCTTAATCGCATCTTTAGGAGGTCGTGTAGACCAATCTTTTACAAAGTCAAACTTAGAAATCTTACCTGCTGCAATTTCATCAGCATACTTAGCTTCGAGTTCTTCTACAGTTAAATCTTCATCTCCACTATCTACATCATATTCAGCATCAGGGAGCTTTTGATTCCCTAAGTCAATAATACCAACAATAACACCATTAAGAGTTTCAGGTTGTTGACAACCAACCTGTTCAACAATGTATTCGTTTAACTGGTCAAAGTCTACTGTAGGTTTAGCAGAAGTTGTATTTGTAGTAGCTACCGAAGTTGTTTTAAACGCCATAATTTAAGTTTCCTGTATTTACAATCATAATGATTGTGTTTAAGTTAAAGAATTATCATGGTGATAATTCCCTTGTTACGTGTAGCATATTTTACCACACTTTCACATCTAACACAATGTTAGAATCTTTTATTTCAAATATTCATCTTTAAGAATAATATCCATTACGTTGTAACTAATGCTACGATTACTTAACGGAACTTCCAAATCTAACATATTAAGAGCTGTTGTAATAGCTTCTGTTTCATTATTACCATAAGCTTCTAAACGGTGCAACTCTTTTGTTTCAATAATAACATCATAGGTTTTCATTTAAATATCCTCAACATCATCTAGGTAGAAATCGCTAGACCACTTAACCTCGCTCGAAGCTAAATAAGCATCACCATTTTTAATCATATTAACAGCTTCTTCAAATGTTTCGGCATTAACGATGTAATATTCAAAACCACTCGTCTGAACACTTATTGAAAACTCTTTCATCCTATTCTCCTCTTTAAATATGTCAGCTATTCTAACACATATATTTTAAATTACAACATCTTAATTATTAAATATTGTAATCTTTTTCAAAACACATCTCATTTCTATAAAACAATATTAGCACAATTAAAATAAAGGTCAACAGCTATTTTAAATATTTTACTAAACATTTATCGGATGTTGAACGGCTCTAAAAGTTTAATGGCTTCTTTGATGTAGTAGTCATAATTAATCTCCCAAGTGAAATCTTTCATGTTATTACACACCTTAACATCCCATTCAGTCATGATACCCAATCGTCTTTCTTCTCCACCTTCTTCTAAAGGAGGCATAATCTTAACAAGCTTCCCTTTAGTTGTAGAAGGGTAGTAACGACAGATATTTTGTAGATCAATATCCAGTCCACATTCTGAAACTAGCACTAAACGACTAGAACGAGGCACTTTGGTTGATAATAAAAAGTCATAAGGATTTTTGTGGTTCTTAATAAAATCCTCAACACTTCCTTTACCTAATACTTCATGTTCAACAGCCATAGGAACAACTAAAGCACTGTGGTTTTGATGCCATCCTAATCCTTCATAAACATATTGCCCTTTATGTTTAATTTCTCCATTATCATAAATTCCGATATAGTTATTTACGTCCCTGATATACATGTGATCATAGAAAACACCTTCCATCTGCAATCCTACATGTTTCTCCCATTTGGAAACAAGTTCATTTACAGCATCGAGATGTTCACGTTTTACAATAAACTCTAATCCATCTGTGTTGAGCATAAGCATTTTCACATTAAACTTTTGAACAAGCTTCTCCATCAACATAGTCAGACTCAGTTGACCATTGATGGTGATAGACATTGTATACTTAGGATCATAAAAAGGAGAATACTTGTTATTACTATTTCCGTAAGTAGCATTTAACCCTAACTTAATCGCTAGGTTCTCTGCTGTCCCTTTTGCAAACTTCTTACGCTCATTGTAAAAATCTTGATAGGACTTACAGAAACTTCTACCCAAATGTTCAGGATACACGTTATTGGAAATAGCAATGTTGGGATACATGGATGCAACGTCAAATGACATAATTATTTCATCTTCAGTAGATTGATGGTGTCCTTGAACAGCTCCGTGGATTCCTCCAACTCCGTAGTCAGCACGAATACCACCAAACACTACGTTTAATGTTTCTGCAATACGATAACAACCATAATAAGACTTCTTAGGAACTTTTACATTTCGGGTTTTAACTTTACCAGTTTTCTCACAAACGTATTCTTCCTTAATCGGATTACCATTTTCATCTTTAACAACTTCCATAGCTTTGAGTTCAATTTCCTCAACCCATCCCAAAGGATGAACTTTCTTAAACTCAGCTATATCAGAATCATTCGGCTTAGTCTTAAACTTAACCTTCTTAACAACCATCTCGCAATACTTGGCTAAATCGTAAAGAAGGTGTTCCTCAATGTCAGAGAACACTCCATTAGTTTCACTAATAACTTGTTTCTCAAACCAAGACTTCAATGCTTTAAACTCTGGAGTTGAGAATTTAACATAAGGAAATAAACAATCCTTAATCACAATCTTATCTCGCGGAGTTTGACGCATCTTACGTCTACCGTGTTCATCTTTAACGTAGAAAGCATTAGGATTTTCTTTTTCAATCTTAGACATAAAGAACTTACCACCAATCTTACTGTCGTTTAGATTTAAACAGTTAAATCCATACTTTTCTGTAAGATCATAGCGTAACTTGATCATATCTACACAATGATTGTAAAATTTTAATGTTTGCAGTACGTCATGTTTGTTATACTGAATAAGAATATCTTTTTCTTCATCATTTAATTTAGTCCCTACAGCGAAAGGTAAATCCTCCACGTTCTCTGAACGCATATTAATTTCAAGAGTTTTAAGAGAAGTGGACTTAGCTTTATTATCAAAGTGATTGATAAGATATAAGTCAATTTGAGGAATAACCATTTCTTCCTCTCGCACTTTCATACCAAATCCATCACCACGATAACTATTGATAATCTTCTCTGTCTGATTATACAACTTACGTGCAGACAACTTTAACTCAACACCTTTAGATTTAGCTTTCTTAGCCTCCTCAATGATATAATGAATTAAATTGTAGTCAAATCCTACGTTGTTGAATCCAACTAATGATTTCTTTTGAACAACAAGTCTACGAAGTTCTTTTAACAACTCTTTAGTTTCATTCTTACGATCCGAAATCTCAAACACTTTAATATCTGTTCCATCAGAATTTATACCGCAATAAGTAAAAATGTTTTTGTATGACTCAAGGTCATAAATAACGTGATCTTTAAAAACTACATCTGTCAATTTAATCCTCCAATAAAATAAGACGCTATTTATGTAGCGTCTAAATATAACACAGAATGAGTTAATCGTCTATATTGATTTCCCATTTCATTAAAGATTCATAAACCTTGTCATCAATTTTTCCTTTCCACTTTTCAGCTACTTCTTTAATATAAGATTCTTTAGCTTTCTTATAAGTTTGGAAAGCTTCTTCGGAGGTTCTAAACCTTCCTAAAAATTTTTGTTTACCATTAACATTGTGAATTGATCTAAACAAACACCTTTCAGAATCGTAAGACACTCCAAGAGGATATTCTCCTCTTTTCGCTTCACTCTTAAGGATTATTCCGTTAATTGCTTGTGGCACAAAGCAACAAGTTTCTGGAGAGTATATCTTATTACCTCTAACAAGAATATCTTTATCTAGCTGATAGGTGAAACCATCCATATCTACGTGATTGGAAAAAGGTTTCGAGTAGAACCACTCAGCGAAATTCTGAAAATTATGCCATTCGTCACACACCGTTACATCTGCGTAAGTTGGTAGGTTTTTAATGGAAGCTTTACCATACGCCCTTCCAAGCATATTAGACCAAAACGCATAGCAGTTTTCGTCATTAGTTTTTGAAAACTTACCATCGCTCAAGTAACCAACACCATACACAGATCGAAATAATTTATTAACAGCTTTTCCTCTCTGCAAATTTCCTAACCTAACCTTAGTTACATAAAGCGGGTTATAAAACATCGCTGTAACGTCATCCTTACCTTTATAGTCAATAATAAAACACTTTCCACATTTGTTAGTGTCAAACTCTTTACCGATAAGCTCTTTCTGTTTATTTAGAATCCTAGTATGCATTACATCCTCCTCATTTTCAGAACGGTAATTCTTCTTCAAGTTCCATACCTTGAACATATTCATCTTTAGGAGCTGAAACAGCCACAGATTTACTATCATCCTGCGAGAGTTTAAATTGTTCAGGTGTAACTCCTTGAAAGAAATTGTTGGACTCAGCATACCCGAAATCAAACAATGTGTGTAGTGTATTACTGTAATAAACCTTAGCTAAACCTCGTCCCGTAGTACCAATAGTACGATTCTTAACCACATCAACGTAAGTTGTGTTTTTGTCAATTTCATCTTCAGCCATTTTATTACGTCTTAAGATAATATTAACTGTAGCTGTTTGAGCAATAGCTCCACTACCTTTAATCATTTCCTCCGTAGCTTCACCGCCCTCAGACAATGCTTTACCATCCTGAGTCTTCTTAGTGTGCGTTACGTTGATAAAAGTAACATCGTAGTTTCTCCGTGTATGTTCTAAGAAATTCATCCAATCCTCTTGCTCTTGGTTGCTACGAGAACCAATCACAGAAGATAGTGTATCAGTAATAATAACTTGACAACCATGAATCTTGATCGCTTGCAGAATCACTTGTTGCATATCTTCAAGACTTTGTGGAATCTCATCTAAAATAGAGAAACGTCCTACGCCATCTTCATCACGCAAATAGGAGTTAATCAACTCTGCATTATCCTCTAACAGCTTAACACGTTCAGGAATAGTTTCAGCAGCTAGAATCTTATTACCAATAATCCTAGATGCAATCTTCGCAGTATAGCTACCTGCACCATCCTCTGTAGATATGATAAAGTTCTTATATGGTGAGTGAATCAGCCAATGTAAAACAATCTCATTTACAAACACGGATTTACCTAGCGATGGGGCACTGATCAAATTTACAATCTCCTGCAAACCAATCCCACCTTTAAATACTTCATTTAACTCATCTAAATATGGTGGAAGTTTGATACGCTCTTTTGAAACAGCTTCAATAGCAGCTTGTAATAAGTTAGTGGAATCTACAATACCGAAAGACTTACAAGCTGTAGGATTCCAATAAACAGCACGAGTATAATCTTCTGCTGTTTTACCATTCTTAGGGTTCAAATACTCATTAGCATCTTTAAGAGCTAAGTTGGCTTCAAGAGTGTATTCTAGTGGTAAAATATCCTTACAGGCTTCTTGACTTTTCTTACCAGCGTCATCGTTGTCTAAAGCCAAAACGTGCTTAGTGTGCTTTTCTACCCAATCCCAATTTGTCTTTATGCTCTCTGCTGTAGAAGGTTCACCTAATGGTGCAGAAACAACCGTAACCTTTCGAGATGGATATTTAGACAAGCCTTGTCGAATCATTTGAATTGCTGAAACAACGTCCACTTCTCCACCAACATAAACAATATTTTCATTGACTTCAAAGCTTTCACCAAACATACAATTCAGTTTACCTACATACCCAACCACAAAGTATTTCTGTTGCTTTTCAGTAGGTTTTACTCTACGAACTTTATAACCAGTTAAACTTAGTTCTCCGTTCTCTTTAACGAAATACGGACACCACATCTCACTAACTTTGCCAGTCTTTTCGTCATATTTCCATCTAATAAAGAGTTCTTTACAGACTTGTTTATCCAATCCTCGATAGAAACATTTCAAATCTTCAGAAGTCTCAGAGTAAATCTTTTCTAAATCGTCTTGACTTAGACGAACATCTTTCAACTTCTGTTCATCACGACTCATCTTACCGCTTGCAAATGACACCTTGTTCTCCTCTCCAATATTTGATTTCTTACTTAATGCGTTTGTTTTGTTAGGTTTACCTAACACTTTCCCATCAGTAGAAGATTTATTCTGCTCATCTTCAATAGCTTTGTCTACAGATACAATTGTTGTACCGCAGGCAAAACAAAAAGCCCCTTTAGGAAGGTCATTTTCATCTAAACCATATACATGTAGATTGTCAGCCGACTCGTCTAATCCTGCTTCAGCACAACACATGCATTGTGTCTTATGTTCGTAACTAAAATCTACAGACGACCAATCACAACCTTTAAAACGCTTGTGAACACTCCAAACCCCATCCTCACACTTCCAAATACCTGCTTCGATATTCACAAACTTTCCTCACTCTTAATATCTTCAACACAAGTTTTATACACGTTTTCAGCGTAGATATAATTCTCTGTCTGAAACGGAGACAATTGTTTATCCTTGCAGAAATTAGCAATAAAGAACCATTTGTCATACCCGTATTTATCTAACAGCTTCTTTGACTCTTTATTCATTAAATAATTCCTTTAGCTTTCAACACCTTCTCAGCTTGTAAAATATTTTCTTTATGTCGTGCAAATCGTTCAGATAAACTTTCAACTTCACCACATTCAAGAACAAACCCTGTGAAATACGAAATATTTGTCGGGATAACTTTTTCTTCAAACAACGTGTCAACTGTCCCTAACTTGATAAAGTTACCAAAATCTGTTAATACTTCAACCCACCCTGAATCTGTTACAGAAATAATAACACTCCAACCACAAGCTTCATTAGCAGGTAATACAGCACCAACCACATAATATGGTTTTACGTTTTCTAAATTCCAATCTTTTAAATTCATAACTCACATACACCCTTAAAAATAAATACTATACGTTTCCACCAATTCATTTGCTCTATCTTACTAAGTTTAGTTTTCAATTGCAAGCACTCATTTTCAAGAAACACCTTATCCGCTTTTAACGTACCAATGTTCATATTTAGCACAACTACTTCACGCTTCAAATCAGAAACTTCTGCTCTACGACAAACAACCTCATCGTTCAAATTCTGAAACTTACTTCTCTCACATTGAATCAACTCTAACAACTGGTCATCAAATGCTGCGTAAACAATTCGTTCTTCTGTGTTACCTTTCCAATCCCGTTGTAAGAATACATATTTCTGAACAGGATATTGTAATTCCTTAATCTCTTGCTTAGAAATAAATTCGTCAGAATCTCTAATACGAGTGACATTATCGTATGTCATCTGACTAGCTGCAATATATCCTGAATATGTTAAATGTTCTGACTTAGTTGTTTGGTATAAAGTGACTTTATTCATTCTAACTCCACCCCTTGTTCTTTAAGAGCGTCTCTAAGATTGACAATATCCTTACGGATATCTTCCAAGATGTTACCTGTATAGCTCCATTTAGAGAAAAACTTATATTCTTTCTCCTGTTCAATAATGTGGTGAATAATTTCTTGCTGTTGTTTGTTGAGTAACATTAAGAAATCTCCTCAATATCGAAATCAATTCCACAATCTTTAATTTTAATATCTTCACCAATCTTACCAACACATTCCACTTCATCAAAACCATTAATATGGTTGTGCAAGACATGTTCTACAATGTCTTCAGGAGAGTCTGTTGGAAACATAACTTCTGAGAAAGACGCTAACCAATCTTCCTTGTTCCAATTATCGTCAATCTCAACTTCTACCCACTTGCGAATTTCTACTGTAAATTTCATTTCTCTCTCTCCTAAGTTAATTTATACATTGTGTATAACGCATTATATCTGCGATTTTGAGGTGTTTATATGTTTAATGTACGTATGTACCACCTGTGACCTTAACAAGCCAATATGGAGCTTCTAGAATGCCCATGCGTGTTGTTTAACATCAAAACTCACTATTTAATTTTTCAACGAAAATACCACAAGTTTTTAAAATGTCAATACCTGAAGTGTCACGATATTCTTCCAAATACACCACTCTGCTTACACCACAACTAGCTAACATAGACGCACATTGAGCGCAACAACTCAATGTTGTGTAGATTGTAGCCCCTTTAACAGAAACACCTTCTTTAGCACACTTCAGAACAGCATTTAACTCTGCATGGATTACAGTAGGTTTACTAATTAATCTAACACTAGGAATTTCAATAGCTATATGAGTCAATGGGTAAGATTTACAATCTATATCCATCTTATCCACATCAACTGTACCAAACCCTTCATATTCCAACTCATTACCTAAATCTTGAGGCATACCGTTAGTACCGAGAACTGTTACATCAGATTCAGTAACCAAGCAGCACCCAACCTTAGCTCTAACACCATGAGATAATTCAGCAACACGTAAAGCTAAGGACATATAATATTGATCTAATTTATTTTGACTAGGCATTATCTTCCTCACTAATAAATATTACTTCAATATCTTTACAACTTAACATTGCTCTAAGGTCTTCGTAAGAAACACAATCCACCCATTCACAGAAATCATAGAAGTCGTCATAATTTTCTTGATTAGCAACCATGTCCCAAAACACAGACACTAAACACTCCAGCGCACTTGTCTTAGTTCCATTATACATTTCGTAATCACAATTTTCGTACTGTTCAGGGTTCTCCACCCCTTCAACACAAGAAAAATTCCATGCGCCAAAATAGATAGGTTCGCAACAATCACAGCTGTTTGAAGACCAGAACCCATCTTCTTCAAAATAAACTTTAATCATCTTACTCCCTTCATTGTTTCGTTGTACAGAAATAAATATCTGCTAGGTCGATAGTATACACAGGTTCACAAGTTTTGTAAATACGTTCTAACTCAGAGTATAAAAGAGCATTCATTTCTTCTACACGAATGTTATATTCCATTAAAGCTGTTTCATATTCTACAACACCTTCTAAATACGCTTCCTCTAGAGAGGCTTTCCATTCATTGTACATTGTTAAACAATTATAATTGATTTGATTCTCTAAATCTTCAATACGTTTCTGAATATGATCAGAATACACTTTAACAACTTTTGTTGTTTTACTTTTCATTTGTAAATCTCCTATATGAATAAATTCTTAATCAACAACATTTCAACAGGGTTGAAAGTGTAATGTTTAGCAACATCTTTGGTGTAGTATTTCAACCAACCTCCTCGCGTGTCAACGTAAAAACCGTACTCCACAACAGAGTAATTCAAACTTTCCGAATCATAAGAATACTTTCGATGAGACCTTCCATCTGTAGACATGATATAATCAGACCTTTTAGACAACTTAATTAACTCGTTGATAACATCTAGTTTATTCACACAACCCCCCCAATCTTTTACCTGCTTTGATTTCTTCATCTGTGGCATGTCTTAAACAATGAAATCTTGACCAGCCAGCCAAACCATCAGCATCGTAATCAGCAATGCTCATTCTTTTGTCTGCGAGGCAAA